GCAAGTTTTTTATGCATCACTAAATAAGAAAAAAATTAAAGGAGTTAAAAAACGTGGCTAGAATAGTACAAGCATTAACGCAACCAGCAGAACAATACGATCAACAAATACAACAATCATTTGTTAGAGATGTGGATAGTATTGTGCAAAAATTAAATACTACTTATCAACAAGATTTAAAAGACGAGTCAGAGGCGGAGGCTTTTTTCTTTGGCTAATTCATTTGTAAATAAAAAAGTAGATTTAACTACAACGTCAGCTACAACACTATATACAGTGCCAACAGCAACGACAGCTATTGTAAAATCTATATTAGTGTCAGAGGACTCTGGTAATGCAGACACCATAACTGTTACTATTACAGATGCTAGTGATAATGTATTTAGTTTATTTAAAACAAAATCTATATCTGCTAATGGCACAACAGAGTTATTATCAGCCCCTTTAGTATTAGAGGAAAGTGAGATACTAAAAGTGACTGCAGCGACAGCTAATAGACTACATGTGGTCCTTTCGGCCTTACAATCTAAGCCGAGAGAGGTTACAACATAGTCTTGATTTACTTGTAAAAAGCGAGTATTAATGTAAATTCAGGTGTAATCCCTGCCTTTTTAAAATAAATAACATTTAACATATATGATTAATAGAGCAAAAATGCCAAGACAGTTACGTAATAAAGGTGGGATTACAAATGTAGTTCCAAGAGAAAATTATGGCCTTGGTAGTAAAATAAAAGATAGAATTAGAAAACTTATACCTAATGAAATTGCAAGTGTAGCAAGTAAAGCTGCACCATTTGTTGCACCATTTAATCCAGCGATTGCAGGGTTGATGAGAGGTATAGGTAGGTTTGATAAAAGAGGTAGTTTATCTGATGCATTTAAACAAGGGCTTGGAACTTATGCAGCTGGACAATTGTTTAGAGAAATAGGTGGTGCGGGAGCTCAACAAGGTTTTGGAACACCAGGCGATAGATTTACATCTCCGTTAAGCCCTGATAGGACAACTGCTGTTAAAGATTTTTTTACACCTGGAAAAGAAAAAGAAACAGATTTTATTAAAAAAGTTACTGGAGATACTAAAAAAGATGTTGGCTTAAAATCTATAAAAGATGCAACTGGATTATTTAAAGATGTGCCAATACTAAAAGACTTACCAAGTTTAGTTCAACAGCAGATATTAGTTGGCGGTGCGTCAGGAGCATTAACTTATATTTATCAAAAATTTTTAGCAGATGAACCACCTCAACAAGAGGGTGAAACTTATGATCAATACATAACTAGAAGAAGAGAAAATGTCGGTAGAAAAATGAAGGGTTATTTTGATAATTATTTTAAATTTGATAAGGAATATTCTTCCATGACCGATGAAGAAAAACAAGCTTTTATTGATAGAGTTAATATTCGTGATGGTGGAAGAGTTGGGTATGGGTTAGGAAGCATAGTTAGACAAGCTATACCTACTGATACTAGACAAGTTATTCCAACTGGTATTAGTATGGGTAATACACTTGCAGAGAACATAGCTCGTAATAGAGCTAATCAGGCTGCTATTAGTAAAGTGTTTCAAGCTGCTGCAAGTAAAGCTTTTCCTGAAGGAAAATTTCAAAAAATAAAAGCGAGTTCACCAACACAAAAAGATTATAATATAAAAGCTACAGAAGATTTAGTTAGAAACCTACCTGGTGGTATTGTTAGAGATGCATCAGCATCTGCAGCTGCAGGAGTTTTAAGTCTTCCATATGATGCAATACAGGCTGCAACAAGAACCACTGAATCAGATATTAATAGAGCAATGCAAACAGGTGCTTTAACTCCAAGAGATATAGCAAGTGAAGCTTTTGGATTAGCTTACGCTAGAGAAAATCCTCTATCAAGTGCTATAGAAAGAACTATTGGAGCAGCTGGTCCACTTGCTGAAAGATTATCTCAACCAGACATCCTTGATGTAGGATTTGATCCACTCACAGAAACAACCCCAACACCTGATTCAGAATTTGAAAATACAATGAGAAAAATTACTGCTGACTCAGAGGGTTTTGCAGCTTACGCAGGCATAGTTCCTGGATTTAAAGCTAGAAAAAGATCTGACGGAAGATTTGAATATAAAGCACCAGATGGTCAGATATATGGACCAGAGACTTATGCATCTATTGCAGCGGGTATGTATCCAAATATCTATGATCCAAGAGCAAATGTAGCGGGTGGCGGCATGCCAACAGGCATTATGAGATCAAATAAAGCTGGGGTTATGGAGAGAGATTACAGAGAAACAGGTGGATTTGTGCCTGTAGGAATAAAAGAAAAAGCAGACGATGTGCCTGCTATGCTATCAAAAAATGAGTTTGTTTTTACAGCAGATGCTGTAAGAGGAGCTGGTAATGGCAGCATTGAAAAAGGAGCACAAAGGATGTATGATACAATGAAAAAATTAGAGAAAAGAGTAGTATAATGGAAGATTTTACAAAACCATCAGCGGATGAGGCAGTAACTCAACGAATGACAGATGAAAAATTAAGAGCAGCTAAAAATGCTAGAACAATGGCAGCCATAGAATTAGCAAAAAAAGTAGGTATAGGAAATGCTATAAAAATCGTAGACAGTGGTGATTTTAATTTTACGACTGGTAAATATGAAGGAGACGATGAAGAAATATTACGTTTATTAAATATGAAAGCAGCTGGTGGCCGTGTAGAATATCAAACAGGTGGTATAACAGAACAAAGAACATTACCACCAGAGTTTGTCGAAGCAGCGCAAAAAACATTCTTAACAGATTTATCTAGACAAGCTGGTATACCAACAATTACCACAGCTGTTCAACAACAGCCAGGTGAAACAGCAGAACAGTTTGCAAATAGACAAGCGCAAGCACAACAGTTTCAAATTACAAGAGCAGGTATGGCTGAACTTGCACCGCAAGTTGCAGCACAAGACGCATTACAAGCAGCTGCATACACACAAGCTGTAGATCCAACTACAGGACTTGGAGCATTTCAACCATTCTTAACAAAAGCAGGCACAGCAGCAGATGCAGCAACCGGTTTAACTGGCCCCATAACAGCAGCACAACAAACTGCATATACATCACCTTTTCAACAACAAGTTATAGATACAACTCTTGCAGAGTTTGATAAACAAGCTCAAATAAGACAAAATCAGTTAGCAGCGTCAGCATTAGGTGTGCCAGGTGCATTTGGTGGCGGACGTGAAGGTGTGCAAAGAGCTGAGTTTGATGCGGCAAGTGACATGAATAGAGCAAGATTATTAGCAGACTTACAACAAAGAGGTTTCCAGCAAGCAGCTACCGCAAGACAACAAGATCTTGCAAACCAAATGGGTATTGCTCAACTTCAATCAGGTTTAGGTGGTGCAGCGCAAGATTTTGCTAGAGCACAGATATCAGGGCTTGGCACATTAGGTGCAACACAACAGGCACAAACTCAAGCAGTATTAGATGCGCAGAGACAAGCAGCAGCAATGGCAGTACAGGATCCAAGAGATAGATTAACAAGATTTGGTCAAGGTATTGCAGCGTTAACACCTATGGGAGCCGGTTCAGTTGAAATATCTCCAGCTCAAGCCACAGCAGCAGGGCCTAGTCCTTTGATGCAGGCATTAGGTGTAGGATTAGCAGGTGCTGATATCTACGGCAGAATCTTTGGAGGCAGAAGAAATTAATGTCTAGAATATTAAAAAGACCAATGTTTAGAAGAGGTGGGTCTACTAATACAGGTATTATGTCTGGATTAGTTGACAGAAGAAACTATAGCACTGGTAAATTTGGTAGCATGACTGAAGATGAAATAAGATCTAACATAAACTTGTTGAGAGGACTACAAGATCAATTTTCACCATTGCCTAAAACAAGATTACCTTTGGGTGAGGTTGGCCTTGCTCTTGCATCAGGTGCACCTATAGTAGATGCTCTAACTTTAGGTTATAAAAAATTTGTATCTGACGATGACAAGAGAAGAGCTCTTGCTACTAAGAGAGATCAAGCAGCTGTATCGACAGTCTTGGGACAGGCGTTAAAAACTCCTAAAGATAAAAGAACAACTGCACAAAAAAATGCGGATGTTTTAGAAGAATTAGGGGTTTTTAAAACTCCTGAAGAAAAAGCTAAATATATTCAAGCAGCAACTATTAGAACTGAAGCTGGTGCAGCTGATCTTCAAGGTCAAGGACAAGTTGCTGGAAAAGGTAAAAGAGATGATATTATAAATTCAAAAAATTTTGTTGAAAGACAATTAACCAATATAGATGAAATAAATAAATTACTTGAAGAAGACCCTACATTAGGGGGTGGTGTGGGTCAATTAAGAAAATTAGCTTTTGATACTATAACTTTAGGTTCAGATTTTGGTATTGATGTATCCCCTCTTGTAAAAAAATTTGGAGGTGAAGAAACTCTTCTTAATACAAATACCGCAAGATTAGAAGCATTAGAAGATTTACTTGTTCCTGGATTAGCAAGAGTTATGAATCCTAATACAAGAATAACTAATCAAATGTTAAATGAAGCTAAAGCTGCAATTAATCTTACTGGTTTAAAAGGAAGTGAAGCAGTTCAGACAAAACTTAAAGAAATAAAATCACAATTTGAACAGTATATAGCAGATCAAAATAAATTATTGGGAGTCACCACACCTAAAAAATATAAAGTTGTTAATGGTAAACTTGTGGAGCAATAGTCATGGGAATAATCAATGTCGAAGGTTTAGGACAAATTGAAATACAAGGAGATACACCTAATGCTGAAGAGCAAAAAGCAATTATAGATGCTTTAGGTGGAACTGATGATCCGATAGCTCTTCCATCAACCGATATAGAAAATCAATATTTAGATAATCTCTCTGATCCAGATGTAGAAAAAGGTTTAGAAACTGAAACAGCTATTCCTGAATTAATAGATCCTAGTTTAGCTGAACTAGGTAAACCAAAAGGATTAGAAAAAATTGGTGGAAGACCTGTATTTGAAGCTGTAGGGGCTATTGCTGGATCTATACCTGGAACTTTAACTGGTAGTTTACCTGGAGGTGTAGCAGGAGGGACTTTAGGATCTATGGGTACAGGGCAACTATATGATGTTTTACAAAGTGCAATTACAGATGAATCTACAGATCTTGAAACACAATTAGGAAGAGCTAAAAGTGATTTTCAAAGAGAAGCGACTTTACAAACTTTTTTTGCTAAAATACCAGGTTTAGGAACAAAAATAAAAAGCCTTGTATTTGGTAAACCAGATAAACAATTATATAAATCTGCGAAAGATATTAATTTTCCATTAAGTTTAAGCGATTCTGGAAATGTTATATCAAAAGGTTATGGTAGGGTAATAGGTATTTTTCCATATGTCGGTGGCCCAACAAAAACAGCTTTTGCTAAAAAAGCTGATTTTTTAAATAAAACAGCAGATGATACTTTAAATACTTTTGGTCCTAATGTTACTTTATCAAAACTAGGTATAGATATGACAAAAGCATCTAAATCTACTTTTGAAGAATTTAGAAGAGTAAGTGGTTTTTTTTATGATGATTTTTTTAAAGCGGTAGATAATATAGGCAACACTCCTGTTATATCAACTCAAAATTATAAGAAAGCTTTAGAAAAGTATGTAAAACTTGTTGATGGTGGTAAAATTAAAGGTGTTGTTGATCCAAGAAAAGATGCAATATATAAATACGCTAAGTCTACTTCAAAGAGAATACCTCAATACATAAACGCTACGCAATACCAAGCTTTAAAAGAAGGTATTAAGTATTATGCTAATTTAGCTAAAAAAGATGGTGTAAACGTTAAAGTTTTAACTGGTTTTAAATCATCTTTAGAAACAGATTTAAGACTATTAACTAAAGAATCTTATCAAGATAATTTACTTAAAAAAGTTTATCCATTAACTAATTCTAAGAAAAAACAATTAGATCCTAACTTAATATCAGATATTGCCAATAAATTAAAATTTGCTGATAAAGTTTATGCGACTGGTTTACAAAATTCTATGATAAAAGAAATAGCAGAAAAAGAAGGTAAAAAGAAAGTTAAGGACTTAGTCGCGGTTCCAGGTAGAAGAACTTTTGATGCTCCAATAAGTGGTACTTTTAAAAGAGTTGATAAAAATATTTTTGGAGCAGGTTTTGAAACACCAGGTTCTTTAAATGCAGATGAATTAGCAGAAGCACTTTTAAGAAGAAATGCTAGTCCTAAATTTTTTAAAGATTTAAAATCAATAGTAGGACAAAAACAATTTGATAGATTTGTTAGAAGTAAACTTCAAAAAGCATATGATGGTTCTTTAATTCCAGCAGCCGATAAAAAAATAGGTGGATTAATGTTTGATCCATATAAATTTGAAAAAAATTTAGGTTTAAATACTGAGGCGGGAAGGGAGTTATTAGAAGAAATGTTAAAAGGTTCAAAAGTAACAATAGATAAATTAGATTCTTTTTTTGATGTCGCAAAAAATCATGCAGGATTAAAAGTTCCTGATGTATCTTCATTTGTAGCTAGAAGAGCTGCACTAGGAGGTACTAGATCTTTACTCGGAGGTGTTGTTATGACTGCTGGTGTAACTACAAATCCAGTTTTAGGTATACCATTAATTTTTATGGCTAGAAGAACTTCTGGTTTTTTATCTAACCCAAAACAATTAGATGATGTAATGAGAGTACTAGATCCTAACTCTACCGCTGCCCAAATTAAAACAACCTCTTTAAAACTTCTTGATGCTATGATTAGTGATAGTCAAACTAAACAAGAAGAAAATGAATTAAGTTTATATAAAGAATTTATAGAAAACACTCCTTTAGAAGAAATAAAAAAAGAAATAGATGATACTTTAGAGTCCTCACAAGAATTTTTAAGTTTAGATAATGTTAAAGATGAAGAAGCACCTGTTAAAGAGATACCTAAAATAGAACCACAAAGTTTACCTATTACACCAAGTGTCAATCCTAATTTAATGAGTAGTTTACCCACTACAAGTAATCAAGGTTTAACACCAACAGAACAGGCTTTACTATCACCTGAAGAACAAGCAATTAGACTTAGATCAAGAGGATTAGCATAATGTCTAGCGAAGATTTTAAATCATTAGTGGTTACAGATCCAGATTTAGTAGATCCAGAAATAGATGTATCTGGTTTAAGAACACAAACAGACACTAACCCAAGACTTCTTGGATCAATTCCAGATTTTCCTGGTGTAAAATATGATCCTACAAGTTTTGATTATTTAAGAGATCTTAATGAATTATTTGCTTTTGGCCTGCCTACGGTAGAAACAGATCAAGCTGAAATACCAGGAGCCATAGACACATTAGTAGACACAGGTGGCGGGGGTCAGGCGACTACATCAGGAGGTGTAGATACTCTTACAACACCTACAAATACATTAGAGCAGGATAGACTAGTCGATCAAGGTATTGGGGTGCAGCTAGGGCCAGGTGCACCCGTAGTAGCACCAGGTGAAATACCGGTCACTCAAGCAGAGATAGATGCATTTAACGCTCCAGCTATATTAGATTCAACAAGCACGGCAGAAGATATATTACAAGATTTATCTAACCAACAGGCGATGTTAAATCCTACAGGTGGTAATATTATGGATGAAGTGGCTTTAACTGGAGGTATTCCTGATACAAATATTATAGCACCGTCTGGTGATGTGTTTGCAGCAGATGATCCATTAGCTATAGAAAAAATAGATTTTCAAACACCAGAACAAAAAGAAGGTTTTCTTCAAAATGTATTAGGTAGAGCAGGTCAAACTGTTGAAGGTGCACTAAATGAATTAAGTAAGGTACCAGGAGCTATAGTAGATTTTGCAAATCAAACGGTAGATGTTTTTGGACAAAAACTTAATGTTGGTAAAACACTGGCAGGGGCTTTTATTAATAAAATAGCAGGTGGCCCTGTAAGTTTAATTTTTGATTTATTACCTGAAGATTCATTAGAAAATAAAACAACAAGAGGTATAGTTGATGAGTTAAAAGCAGAAAAAGATTATGGATTTAATATTCAATCTGGCAATTTAAATCAAGATCCTTTTGGTAGAAACCCAGTATCAGCGTTTGGTGATTACGAACAGACATTAAAAGATGATATACTTGGAGTAAATCAAACAGGATTTCAAACAGCTGAAATGCGAGAAGCTAAAAAACAATTTGCACAAGATTATTTTGATAAGAAAGCTGAAAAAGCTAGCGGTGTTGAAGTAGATAAAGGAACAGTTCTTGGACCAGGAGAGGCACCTGGTGACATAACTACGTTAGAGGAACAACTTGGACAAATTAAAGAAGAAGCAGATGTTGAAGCAGGTTTACCAACATCTACAGTAGAAACATTTACAGGGCCAACTATGGCTGATGTATCAGGTGATGGTGATCGAGATACAGGATCTGTATCAACTGCTGGACAAGCTGGACCTCCGAGTCAACGAGGTGGTGGAGCTGACATGGGATCTGTATCAACTGCTGGACAAGCTGGACCTCCGAGTCAACGAGGTGGTGGAGCTGACATGGGATCTGTATCAACTGCTGGACAAGCTGGACCTCCGAGTCAACGAGG